TTAATACAGTTTACAGCCACAAATGATTTCATAACTGCTTCAATTGTTCCCGAAAACTCTTGCTGACCTAGAACAAGTCTATCATTCAAAATTACATTTAATGATGGGGCGATTATTTGTAATTCTGATGATTTTTCGTCAAGGTACTCTCTTGTTTTGATGATGTATCCCTTCGACAATTCAGTAGTTTTAACTAAGATGCGGTCCGTTTGTAGCAAGTCCACAATCTCTTTTGTACCTTCAATAGTCATTGTTAGCTGCCCTAAAGAATCATAGCTTTTTGTAATCTGCACCTCTTTAAAATTATCAACAATTCCAAACCTATTAAAATTAAGATCGAACACGTAAAACTCCATGCTCTACACCCCCAATAGCCTTGGTGTAAAAATCATGGATATTTCAAGATTATCTAAACCATCATCAGCGTTATATCGGAATAAGTTATCACCGATTTCTAATTGTAGAAACTTGCTGTTTAAATCAAGACTGTTAAAAATATTTGTCTTAACACCGTTCCGAATCAAAGTGACTGACTTTTTACGCTGATAAGTCGATACTTCGATAACATCACCAGCTTGCATAATTGTGTTTAGCTTCAATTCCTCATAAGTGTTGACGTTTACTAACGAAGGATTAACAAGCGTTCCAAGAGCCTTAAATCTGATAATCATCCCTGTTGACTCTTGCCCATCATTTAGAACATTCACAATAAGTGATGGAATTCTATATCCCATTTCTATACCCTCATCAGCTGGTATTTCTAAAGGAAATTCAAAAGCTGGTACCCATAGCGCGATATCTACACGTTGAGCATTTTTCCGATAAATGTATGGATCATTTGCGCTAAATTGTAAAAGACCGTTTAACCAACCTGCATTGTTGTTCTCTTCTTCGGTTGCAAATATAGGGGCCGATTCTAGATTTGCGTTGAGATAATATTCCTCTCCTGCCTCTGTTGTAAAGTCGATTCGAAATGGGTTAGCTTTGGGATTGAACACCTTGTATGCCAAATTCTTTTGTTGCTCAATCCACCATGAGTCTTTTATGCTCCTGTAAATAAAAAAAGGAATTTCAAAATCCCTATTTTCAAGCTTTGTATTTTGATAATGAGATCCATCAGCTGTACTTTCAGAATAATTAACACTTGCATCTAAACCACTCAAATCAACTTCCCCATCTAAACGAAAGTGGCGACCGAATGTAATCGAATCATCACGATTATTGGTAATCTTCAATTCTTTTACTAGCATGTCACCACCTCCCTACATTTGAAAGGCTATACGCCGTAATGCACGTTCGGTTGCTCTTGCTATAGCATTGGCATCATCGCGCGAGTAAATATTTATTTCAGTCCCGCTACCTTTCATGGTTTTAGCAATAGCTTCTCCAATTGCACCTAAAGTTTCCTCATTCAATGGCAAAACTGCTTCTGGACCGGCTTCGCCAACACCCTTTATTCCGTATGGAGTATCAAAAATAGTTGGTCGTGTAAAAATACCGCCTTTAGCGTACCATTCAACATCAAAGCCTGTTGGATAACTTATTTCTTTACCAAAAAAACTTTTAGTATCCCATTCAAGTTTCAAATGAGGTAAAGGTGGAAGTTCAATTTTTGGGATTTTCAACCTCAGGTTAGCGAAAAAGCTTTTTATTTTATCAATGATTCCACTGATTTTTTCCTTAGCTGCCTCAATCGGTTCAATTATCTTTTCTTTTGCTTCTTGCATTATCTCTCCCACTGCATCACGCAGATTATTAAATTTCTCAACCACCCCATCTTTTAATTCATTGTATTTCCCTATGATACTATCCTTAAGCTCCTTTGCTTTATTTACAAATCCTTCCTTAAGCTCGGTTACTTTAGCCATGACATTTTCCTTAAAAGAGACTATTGTGGCTATTGCACCGTCTTTCAAATCCGCAAATTTTTGAACAGCCCCTTTCTTCATATCATCAAACCATTTAACAAAGTTTTTAACCAAACTTGTTACGCCATTAGAAAGCCACGACGTAAATTGACCCCATTTATCGCTTAACCAATCCGTAATCTTTCCCCAGTTTTTAATGACAACGATAAGGGCAGCGATAGCAGCTGCTATACCAACAACAATAGCGACGATTGGTAAAAGTTCTACCTCTAATGCACCAATTGCTACCACAAGAGCAAGAATAACCGGCGTCAGCGCAGCGGCAACGGCTAAAAGACTTCCAAAAACAGCGACGAATGTTTTAACAGGGCCAGGCAATTTATCAAACCACTCGGCCATCTTCGACATTACGTCGATAAACGGGGTAAATGCATCCACCAAGCTTTGGCCGATGGGCAATAAATTTTCATGCAACTCTCGTAATGCACTCTGCCATTTTTCCCCTGGGCTTTTCTTCGCCATTTCATCAGCCTTGCCAGCCGTATCCTTAAATGCATCACCAACTTGAAATAAGGCTTTTGCCCCGTTTATTCCTAAGTCTTCAAACTGGGAAGAAAGAAGCGATAAAGCTTCTTGTTGCTTGGTTGGTGTCATTTTATTTAAGTCTTTGGATACGGACTCCGCTACATCCGCAACGGTCGCTTTTCCATCTTGCCATTTTTTGAACATTTCTTGAGTGTCTTTCGAAAAACTACCAATGATTTTTTGAAAAGAGCCGTCACCCAAACGTATTTGAAACTCTTTCACCGCATCGGCAGCTTTATCCGTGTTCATGGCCCCATTTTCCATACCGTTTTTGATGATTTGAAACATCTGCTCGGCACTATATCCAGCAGCCTTAAAATGGGGGGAATACTCGTTAAGCGTGTCCAAAAAGTCATCGGACATATTTAAACCGTTTTGGTAGCCAGCCGCAATTAGATCCAGTGCATGTTCTCCGGATATTCCAAAAGAGTCCATTAATTTTTGGGCCGCACGGACATTTTCCTGTACATCAGTACCTGTTCTTTTGGAGATTGTTGTTATTTGATTGGTTAGCTTTTCTAGGTCCGCATTATTTAAATCACCAAATGACCGCTTAACTAACATTACTGCTTGACTTGCTTCTTCTGTGGACTCAACAACACCATGTTTAAAAACATTTTCGACGACACCGTTTAATTTTTCCGCTTCATCAGCTGTTAACCCTAAATTTGCTTGTAAGTACGTCTGTGAGTCACCAAAAGATAACCCCATTTCCATTGCTTGTTTTCCAATTTCCAGTAATTTATCACTAATTCCTTGTAGCTGTTCAGCTGCTTCCATAAATACTGCAGCACTTAGCTTTTTGTTTATACCTTCCAAGCTTTGTTCAGCAGTTTGTCCACTGCCTTTAAGCCCTTCGAGTTTTTCACCAAACTGTGCAACTTCTGTTTTTGCTTGGTTAATTTTAGTTTCAAGCTGCATAACTTCACGGCTATTTTCCCCATATATTTTTTTAGCTTGTTCCAATTGCTGTTCTAGGTTTTTTACAATCCTATCCGTCAATTCCATTTGTGCAGCTAATTGTTTCTGTGCCAATTCTGTCTTTTCAGATTCAGAAGCATTCTCACCTAATTGTGCATTTTGCAATTTAAAAGAACTTGTAAGGTTCTTTTGTTCTGCTTCCAGCGTTTTACTTTCATTTTGTAACTGATTCAATACCTCTTTCGCGTCCCTGGCTTGGATTGCTTCCTCTGATAATCCTTCATTCACACGATCAAGAGATTTTTGCAAAGCCATTTCAGCACGCTCTGAATCTAATAATTTGCTATACATCTGTGTCAGTTGTCCAGTGGTCGTTTTCGTATCATTCGCCATTGCTTCATATTGTTCACGAAGCATTTGGGTGCGTTTTCTCGCAGCTTCCAGTTGTATCTCAAGTTTTTTCTTTTCGGCCGTCAACTTATCTGTAACCGTTGCATCTTTATCCATAGCCGCGATGTGATTTTTATACTCTTTGGCCGCGGTGTTCATAATCGCGTTAATCTCGCGCAAAGTCTCGGCATATTGTACTTGACCGTCCATTTTAAAATTGAGAACAACGTTTTTCGCTTTATCCGCCACATTCTCACCTCACTTCCGGTTATAAAATGGCGTTTGGTCTAAGTAGTAAACAATCTTTTCTTGTTTAAGTGCATCTGGATTGGTGTATCGGAGATGCATAATGTATTGCTTCAACAAATGATTGGGAGTTATGTTAAAAAAATCTTCCATACTCAGACCAAGTAATGTATTACCGACATAAAAATAAAAGTCCCAATCCAGTTCTTGAGATTGAGACTCACCATTACCGATTAACTTTTTTTTTCGGTTTTTATTTTATCCATGTCTTCTTTCTGGAACATTTGATTATTGAATATATTGAAGACAGTTTTAAAAATATCAGGTAAATCACTTAGCGGAATAGCATTCTCAATTTCCGATGGGGTGCAATCTGTACCACCGCTGCGGACCATGGCATAAATGAGCGCGTTCATCAATCGCACTTCTTTTTTACCAAGAGTTAACCGACCTTTCTGCAGCATTCGGTTAATGTCCTTTTCAAATATATGATAAGGTTTACCGTATGCTTCTTCGATATACGGAAATGATTTCATTGTAAAAATAACAGGGATACTTACACCCTGTATCTGGATGGTATCCCTATTTATATTGACGTTGACTAAATCGCTTAGCTTAGCCAATCAAATCAGCTCCTTTATACCGCCGGGAACAATGTTTCAATTTGAGATTCATCACATACGACTTGGGCCATGAAATCTTCAACAGTAACGCCGGCAGCATCCGCGGCACCGGAATCGAATTCAGCCATTGTCACATCGTTAAAAAGTAACGGATCTGCCGTGATTGTGTAGGCGATATCGTCAACGGTCATTTCATCATTTTGTGTTTTCCAACTTTCTTCAACTGGTGCCACCGTACAACGTGGGTACCAACGAGCTAGTTTAGTCCCATCAGACAACGGAAATACTACACCCACTGCAAATTTTGGATACTCTCTAGCTTTCGCATCTTCAAATGAGATTCCTTTTGTACGTGTTTTACCAAAGATTTTGTCGCGCACTTCCCGGTCCAAACCCGCCAGATTGAAGGCAAGGCTAAAGGCAGTATTTTTTGTGATATTGATAATCTTTTTGTTACTAGCCCATTTAACAAAGTTTGTCGTAGTCGCAGAGATTGTTAAGTCACTAATGTTTGTTTGAGTATATATTGTCTCAGAATACGTCGGAATTACATCTGACGTTTCATCACCTTCCATCATGCAGATATATAAATCTTCAATTCCGACAGAATATTGAATATCCCTTTTTTCTGTAGGCATTTACGCTAACCTCCCATTTTCTTAATTATTTTATTGGCCATTATCTCAGCGATTTTATCAGACTCATCATCAAACGTTTTTTGAACAAAATGACGACCTTTTACTTTTTTACGAGTGGGTCCGACTCTATGGCCATGTTCGACTAAGTGCCAGTACCAAGCGTTACCTTCGAATACGACTTGTACTATGTCATCTTTAACGACGACCTTTAAACTATCCCTTAAATGTTTATGACTTTTATTTGATACAGGGATACGAGGCTTTAACTTTTCCACGAAATAATTGGCGGCCTGCTCCAATACATCTAATGTGACTCTATTGTTCACTTTTAGCAGCGTGTTAATTTCTTTGAGTGCATCCAAAAAACCGTTATTGTTATCCGCCATTGTTACATCTCACCATCGTAATAAATTGGGTTACGGTGGAGTCATTCTCGTCATAAGGAATAGCTTCAAATTGGCTGTATTCAACACCATATTTATTGAACACATCCTTTAATGGCTTAATGTCCTCTTCCGTTCCATTCGTGACGACTGCGATTTGATAGAGTGGCATGTCCGCGATAACTTTATTGGAAGCACGTCTATGTTGCTCATTCACAAATTCATATTCTATATATGGGTAAGTTGCTGTTGTAGGAGCTGCATCACGATAAACCGGAATCCCTGATTCTTTCATGATTGATCTTAATTGTTGAAAGTTAATCGGCATAGGATAAACTCAACTCCATGACGCGATCCTCTTCCCGGACATAAATTCGTTCAATGTCATAGATTCGCTCACCAATTTGTACACGGTATTCTTTTTCGTTATCCTCTACATCCCGATCAAGACGGACCTCGATTTTTTTCATGATCTCCTGAGCATCTTTAAACGTAAATTTATCTGCAGCAGTAACGCCGATATTGTTGTATCGAATATCCCGAACCTTTACATATCCCATAACAGGCCGGTCTGTTTCCGGATCTATAGTTTCCTGCAACTTCATCAGACTGGCAGTCCATTTAAGATTATTCGTCTGTCGTTTCGGCATCGTCAAACACCTCCTGGATGATGAAAGGTGTCATTGCTTCCAATGCCTTTGATAATTCATCTTCGGACACTCGATACTCATAAAAAATGCCAGCAACCATGATAATCAACCATTCGTCTTGCCCGCCAGTTGCCTTTTTCACATACTTTTGAGCTCGTTCAATATAAAAGGGAAGAAGGGAATCATCCATCCCTTCCTCCCAGTGAATATGACTTTTTAGTTTAGTTGCTAATTCGTCCATAATCTATTAACCTTCCGCAGGTGCAGTAGCACCAACTTCATAACGGTAAACGGCCGGCTCGAACGGGCTATAAATTAACTGGCCATCAAGTAGGTTGTAAATTTGGAAACCGACTTTATTGGTGCCGGCATATTTTTCGATAAGTTTTTGCAATTCCATAGCACCGATGACATCTTGGATGTGGAATGCCTTGAAATCACCAAAATAGAATACCGGCACCGACGGATCCGAACCATCGGCCGCATCGGTAAAGTCAAGTGGATGACCTAATAATTTATACCCAACACCATCCACCGCTTCATGAAGCAACGGACGGCCGGTGGTATCGGTCATGTCTTCCAAGATAGTTAAAGCTGCACGGTTGACAATCCACATCGATTTTTTGAGAACTTCAGTAACCGGTTGGCCTTTTAACTTGACCAATTGGCTGTACAGTTTTTGAGAGTAACCTGGAGCAGTAATATCAACAGGGGTAGATTCATAGTAAGCAACAGCTTTCTTCTCAAGTGCACCCGGATTTTCATTACCGACGTCATTACCCTTAAACATGTATGATGTTTCTTTCCGGACGTATGCCTTTTTAAGTTCCTCAATTACGATATCTTCAATTGGTGCTCCTGACATTTTTAATAGTTTCTTAGTTACTGTTGCAAGAGCATCAAATTCTGCTGGATCCAGATAAATTTCATCAAATTCAATTTCTGTTTCTGCAATTTCATCTCCAGATCCACGTTCTTTCTTACGTACATTAGCATCAGCCTTCTTAACCAATACAGGCCATTTTACATTACCTTTTGTAGGATGTACAGAACCATATTTACGCAACAGGTTTTCTTCCTGAGCGTAAGTGATAATTTCACTGGCGATAACTTCCGGAATCGTAACAGAACCGTTTCCGGCTTCGATACCAAGAGATCGCGCTTCTGCTTCAGAGATTTGGCCAACTACAAATTTCGCAAATGCTCGGCGGATTTCTTTCTCTTTTGCTTTAGTAGATTTTGCGCCTCGAGTGGATAATCCGCTTGCAATCGCAGTCATAATCGCGCTACGTTGTTCTCCGGAAATACCATTAGAGCGTTGACCTTCATCCCCTTCACCTTCTCCGGCTCCATCACCATCTCCGGAACCGTCTCCGTCACCCTGATTGGTACCTTCAGGTTCACCGTCACGATTTTCACCATCACTGGAACCATCACTGGTGCCATCACCTTCGTCGGACGTTCCTCCATCCATATCTGCCAATTGGTTAGCGATCTCTTGTAGCTGATTAGATAACTCCTGAACCTCTTTTTGAATTTCCTCTAAATCTTCGGCACGAACTTCCCCTTTTTCGAGTTTATCGCGCAGTTCTTTTAAACGCTCTTTATTTCGTTTTTGCAAAGCCAATAAAAGTTTTTTATTCATCTTTTAACAACTCCTTAATTTGTTTTAAAAGTTTAATACGTTTTTCTACTTCCTTATCAATATCTTTACTTCGGACAACGCTTGCTTCGGTGTCCTCATATGCCGGTAGGGATACAATTGAGATTTCAAATAAATCGACATCCTTCAAAGTTCTTAGAGCCGGCTCTACTGAGTAATCCCATTCTTCTTCAATCGGAATAAAGCCGAATGAACATTGGTTTATGTCGCCGCGTTTCATGGATTCAGCAAGATCCCGGGCGACGGTCGTATTCGGTAATTCAATCTCAAATTTTAGTCCGCGTTCATCCTCAGTAAGATAGAGGGTGCCACTCTTTGTTCGACCGAGAACATTGTCCCAGTCATGGTTAAATAAGGCTCGGATATCATTCTCGGAAATGGACCGAGCAAACGC